TACGAGCGGTAATGGACAAGCCGCGTCTGCGACGACCAGTCAGCCGTCCTCCGTGGTCGCCCCTTCCGCAAGGAATAACGGGGCCAAGCCGCGCAAAGTGCAGTTAACGTCCACCCAGGTCGCACTCGCTAAACGACTCGGGTTAACCAACAAACAGTATGCCAAACAACTCGTTAAGGAGATGTCAAATGGCTGATGAGCGCACTCATAGGTCTCACGATACTCGTGCAGAAGATGTCCGTGAGAGTAATGACTCCTGGACTCCTTCTTCAAAATTGCCAACACCTGATCCGCAGGATGGCTGGGTTTTTCGCTGGATAAGAACCAGTGTTATGGGTCAATCGGATAACCCGAATGTATCCCAGAAGTTCAGAGATGGCTGGATGCCTGTAAGGGCAGAAGACCACCCGGAACTTCATATTCAGTCTGATATCAATTCCCAGTTTAAGGGGAATCTTGAGGTCGGCGGGTTATTGCTTTGCAAGGCTCCTAAAGAAAAAATGGATGCCAGGAACAAGCATTACCAGGATTTGGCACAAAAGCAGATGGAGTCAGTGGACAACAACTACATGAGGGAAAATGATCCGCGTATGCCCTTGTTGAGACCTGAGAAAAGTACGCGCACTACCTTTGGCAAAGGCTAATTCTCTTTTGAAATAGCCTTTTTTCTTCAATAGTAGCGTAGGAGAAATTTAAGATGGCTACTTCTGCAACTCCAAATGGTGCAGAACCTGTTGGTACTTGTTCGAGCAGCGGTTCCTTTTCAGGAAAAGTTGTGCATATCAAGATTGCCAGCGCGTATGACACCGCTATCTTCTATGGAGATTTTGTGAAGCTGGTTACGGCTGGAACGATTGAGAAAGACGCCGGAACTACCTCACTAACCTCCATAGGGATTTTCATGGGCTGTAAGTACACAGATCCTAATTCCAATCAAATGACATTTAATCAGACCTGGCCTGCCGATACATCGGCTTCCGATGCTGCTGGTTATGTCTTGATTGATCCTGATGTTCTTTTCAGGATGCAGGGCGATGCAACGATTGCTCAGACCGGGCTTGGCGCGAACTTTGCTGTGGTTCAAACAGCAGGTTCGACCACGATTGGTCGAAGCAAAAACGCTTGTGATGCTGATACAGTCGCAACCACTAACACGCTGCCGATCAGGATTGTCGATTTTTATGACGGTCCTTCCAGTTCGGTTGGCGATACCTACACTGATGGCATTTTCCGCTTCAACGCGGGGCATCAGTTAACCAATACTACAGGCATATAAGGAGTAAATAGCTATGGCTATATCAAGAGCGCAAATGCTCAAAGAACTCCTGCCGGGGCTTAATGCCCTTTTCGGCCTGGAGTATGAGAAGTACGAGGATGAACACGCCGTTGTTTATGACACGGCCTCGTCAGAGCGTTCATTCGAGGAAGAGGTAAAACTGAGCGGTTTTGGTGCTGCTCCTGTTAAGGACGAAGGAAATGCAATTTCCTATGATTCTGCGCAGGAAGCGTTCACGGCCCGGTACAACCATGAAACGATTGCAATGGGTTTTGCGATTACGGAAGAAGCTATGGAGGATAACCTCTATGACTCGCTTTCTGCTCGCTACACAAAAGCCCTTGCTCGTGCTATGGCATACACCAAGCAGGTGAAAGCAGCGAATCCGCTGAACAACGGTTTCACCAACTCTTACCAGACTGGTGACGGGGTAAACCTGTTCACTGCATCTGGTGATGGTGTTACTGGCGGTGGCGGTCATCCGAGAGTGGATGGCGGCACGAACGATAATCGTCCTGCGACAGCAGCCGATTTGAACGAAACCTCGCTGGAGGCGGCAATCGTTACAATCGCCGCTCTCACAGATGAGCGTGGACTTCTGATCGCGGCTCGGCCAAGACGTTTGTTGGTTCCGCCTGCCGGAATGTTTATTGCCACGCGGCTTCTTGAGTCAGATCAAAGAGTTGCGACGGCGGATAACGATATCAATGCTGTACGCAGCATGGGCATCGTGCCGGAAGGTTATTCGGTCAATCATTACCTGACTGACTCGGATTCCTTCTACATCATTACTGATGTACCGAACGGCCTGAGACACTTCGAGCGTACCGCGCTGGAAACTTCAATGGACGGTGACTTCGATACGGGTAACGTGCGTTACAAAGCGCGTGAGCGTTATTCTTTCGGTGTTTCTGACCCATTGGGTATCTACGCTTCGCCCGGAGCGTAAGCAGTATGGGAGAGCAGTCTGATTAACATTTAACCAAAGGGCTGCTCTCCTTTTTCCTGACTGTCGTAATAATGCGGCAGACACTAGCCACGACAGGAGAAAGAAATGGCTAATACAACTTTTAACGGCCCGGTTCGGTCTGAAGGCGGATTTGAACAAATCAGCAAGACGGCTGGAACAGGCGCTATTACCACCAACCTGGATATTGACACCAGCGGTAATATCACCACAACGGGCTACGTTTCCTCTTATGCCAACGTAAGCAGCATTACGTCTGCGACCAAGAGCGTTGAGTCTACCGATTCAGGTACCGTTTATACCCTTAACAGGGCAGCAGGTATTGTTGTAACACTGCCTACTGCGGCTGCGGGTATCAATTACACCTTTATTGTCGGCACCACCTTCACGGGTGCGGGGCAGATCAACACGGACAATACCAGCGACCTGTTTTCTGGTTTTGCACACATTTTCGATCCAGCCACGGCAACGGATATGAATACCTTCATTCCTGATGCCAGTGATGACGATACTATCGACTTAGGTACGGCAGGACAGGGCTGGCTTGTGGGTGGCGTGATTCGTCTGGTAGCAACCAGTGCAGCGGTCTGGCATTGCGAGGCTTTCTTGCATGGTGACGGCACGTTAGCGACACCGTTTGAGTAACGGCTGATTGTTAGCTGGATGGGGCTTGTCTCCATCCAGCTACTTTTAAGGAGATAAAAATGGCTGATACTGTAACAAGTCAAACCATTCAGGACGGCGCTCGTCGCGTGACGATGAGTTTCACCAATGTCAGCGATGGGTCTGGTGAATCTGCGGTTACAAAGGTTGATGTCTCTGCGCTTGAGTCGGACCCAATGACAGGGGCCGCTTGTAACGGGGCGTCCATCGAGACTATTACATTTTCAACTTTTGGTATGAGTGTCCAGCTTCTTTGGGATGCGTCTACAAATGTCCTCGCAGTACACTTACCTGCGGATTATGCAGATACGCTGGATTACAGCACTTTTGGAGGGTTAAAAAATAACTCTGCTTCGGGTAAAACTGGCGATATAGCGTTTACTACAGCAGGTCATTCATCTGGTGACGCTTATACTGTTACGCTGACAATGATTAAAAGTTATGCGTAGGAGATTATTATGGCGAAGTTAGAAATCTTTCAGAACGGGACTTCGATGCACCCGGATACGATGGGTAATCCTGTTTACCAGATTGGCACTAAAAACGCTGATGGTGAATACGATGTTGTTGTTTTTGATGCAATGACTGAATCACAAGCCAGGGCAAAACTTGCAGAGATGCAGCCTGCCAAGCCCAAGCCTGCATCTGAACCGAAGGCAAAAGCGCCTAAGAAAAAGGTTTCAACTAAAGATGCGGCAAAGAAGAAAGCAAAGAAAACGGCAAAGAAAAAGAAGGCTTCTGCAAAGAAAAAGAAGAGGCGATAATGGCAATCAGTCGATCTCAAATGGGGAAGCAGGTCAGGAACAGCCCCTCCGGGAAAAGGGATGCGAGATCGACCCTGAAATTGCCGAAAGGAGTAAAGCCAAGGTCTAAGCCCAAGGTGATGCGTCAATCAAGGAGACACGCATAAATGGCAACCAGTGGAACATATTCGTTCAATCTTGATCTGAGCGACATTCTTGAGGAAGCCTATGAACGGGCTGGCCTTGAGTTGCGCAGTGGGTATGACTATCGCACAGCAAGGCGCAGTCTCGACTTGATGTTTCTGGAATGGCAGAACAAGGGGCTAAACCTCTGGACGGTACAGGAAGACACTCAGACGCTTACAGCGGGTACCGGGCGTTATGCCCTGTCCAGCGACCAGCTTGATATTGTTGAGGCTTCGTTAAGGACAGATGACGGGGATGCTGACAAGCAGAGCGATATGACCATGACCCGCATTTCAATCAGCCAGTATTCCCACCTGACTAACAAGCTGACCCAGGGTCGTCCGGTTCAGTACTGGATTGAAAAAGATCCCGGTGCGATTGCCCTGAATGTATGGCCCGTCCCGGATGATGCTGTGACTTACAAGATTAACTACTACTACATACAGAGGGTAGAGGACACGGGAAGTCCGGCCTCTAACAATGTGGATATCCCGGCTCGGTTTATGCCCTGCATGGCAGCAGGTCTTGCCTATTACATTAGTATTAAGCGCCCGGAAGCCTCTGAAAGAGCGCCATTGCTGAAGCAAATATATGATGAGCAGTGGGATTTGGCGGCAGATGCTGACAGGGACAAGTCTTCGTTTTACATGACACCGGGGGGGTATAGCCGGGTATGAGCAGTTATGCCGCAGGTAAAAAGGCTTTCGGGTTCTGTGATCGCACAGGGTTCAGGTATCCGCTCAGGGATTTGGTGCCACAGATAGAGAACGGCAGGCCCAATGGCCTGCTCGTAGGTCGGGATGTGGTGGATGAAGACCAGCCCCAGTTACAGCTTGGTCGTTTGAACATGGATGATCCGCAGGCGTTGCGCAATCCCAGGCCGGACCAGGGAGAAGCGGAGAGTCGCAGGCTGTATGCTTTTGATCCTGTAGGTGGTGGTAATTCAGCACTTGGGAGCCGTACAGTCGGATTGGATATTACTGCCGTGGCCGGCAAAGTTACAGTGAGTACAGGCTGATGGCCTTTACATTTACAACGCTTAAAAGTGCCATGCAGGATTACCTGCAAAATACTGAGACTACTTTTGTGGACAGTCTTCCAACGATTATTGTTCAGGCTGAAAACCGGATACTAAAATCCGTTCAGTTGCCCGATTTCAGAAAGAATACGACAGGAACGATGACCAGCGGTAATGCCTATCTCTCAACGCCTACTGATTTTATGGCTCCGTACTCACTGGCGCTGGATAACAGCGGGTACGAGTTTTTGCTTTTTAAGGACGTTAATTTAATACGAGAGGCGTACCCGGTTGCCTCTACCACGGCTACGCCCAAGTATTACGGTTTGTTTGATGACGATTCGTTTATTTTAGGCCCGACTCCCAACAGCAATTATTCTGTCGAGCTTCATTATTTTTACAAGCCGACCTCCATAACAACCTCCGGGGACGGAACCAGTTGGCTTGGGGACAATGCAGAAACAGTTTTGCTTTACGGGTGTCTGGTAGAGGGCTATACCTTTATGAAAGGAGAGCCGGACTTATTGGCAGCTTATGAGAAGCAATACCAGGATGCCCTGGTGAACCTGAAATCACTGGGCGAAGGATATAGCACAACGGACAGTTACAGGAGTGGCGCTGTCAGGAACCAGAGAATTTAATGCTTGAATTAAGTGCAACAGTAAAACCGGGGGTTTGTGAGGTTTATACAACCGAGCATCGGGGTTTTACGCCGGAAGAAATTGCGGAACGGGCAGTTCCTAAAATTGTTTTTGTTGCAGAATCGGCTGACCCTGAAGTCAGGGAGCAGGCAGAGACATTCAAGAACAGGCTTTTTCATGTAATTGTTAAGGCTTGCAATGATGCGATAGAAAGCGACAGGACGACGCTTGCTAATCTTTTTACGCAACAGGGCCATGAAGA